TTCAAAGCGTTTGTTATTGTGGTCTGGGTGAGCATGAGGATCAGGTATAACTAAATGCATCATCTCAGTGCTCCTTAGGTATGAATTTAATCCCAGCTATCTGGGCATTATAGTATAAACGGAAGTCTTCATCAAGTCTTTTAGTCAGCACATCACGTTTATGTTGAGTGTTTGCTTCACCGTAAACAAGACCTCCTCTTGTTTTATAGTTCTTAAGTATCTTAAACTCAAAAGTTTCTGCTCCACACATTTTAATATCTTCTTTAACGTACTTAGAACTAGACTGATAGTAGTGCCAGTCTGATTGTCTGTCTTGTTTACGTTTCTTCCAGACATGGTATTGTTTTTTACCTACGTACATCCTCCCGTTGTTACGATTTGTAATTAGATACACAAATCCAAAGTATCTTTTAGGGTTAGGTTTTATACCTACCCAATGGTGGTTAATTGGCTTTGCCAAGACTCTCCTCCGAAGAGCAATACCATATAAATCTACACCAAGCAGCGTGTGCTTCGTCAACTAAGACTTCACCTTTTTTATCTGAGTCTACATTAAATACATAGTTTAATATAAACATTTCTTTTTCTTCAACACCTTCATACATCTCTAGGCTCCCTTAAAATCCATAGTAGCTCTTTGTTTTCAGCATATCTTTCTACAAATTTATCTTTAAATTCTGACTTGTACTTACGCATAATAGTTGCTTCCATTTTTTCAGTACTCTTATTAACAAGAAGTTTATGCGCTGTCTTATCTCCAATACCGTGTATCCCTATTATATTATCAACTCTATCTCCTGTCAACATCTGTTTATAGAAAAAGAAATCAGACTGTTCAACAGTGGTGAAGTACTTATGTTGTTTACGAAAGTTATAGTGCCAACCCGGAATCATATCAAGGTCTTTGTCTATGGTACATATGATAGGTGTATCTTTCTTAGAAATATTTTTACTTTTATTTATAGAGCACTGAGCTATACCCATAGCATCATCAGCTTCCATACCATCTATTACTTTAGCATCCCATTGCTTTATTAGATAGTCAATGATAGCCTGATAGTGTACAGGTTTATGATCAGGGTCTCTGTTACCTTTGTATACATGACTTACACCTGTCTCATGGCGGTAGTTACCCTTACCTGTTAGGTAGATACTCCCATCATGGCTACTACAAGCTTCACTGATCTCTAACAGTGACTGCTTAACATTCTGCAGGGCATGTGAGACAGGGCCGGGGATTACTTTCTTGGTGATCAGTGACTTATCTATCCCATGTTTAACAGCGTAACTGTTAGCATCTTTCTTATACTGATAAGTTTCGTTGTTAACTTTATACTCGTTAGTCTGTGATGCAAAGCCACATGAGTAGACAAGAACATCCCCATCAATTAGGCTGTACATCTTTGACCTCTTCAGTACCTATGGTACCTTTAAAGGCTTTCTTAAGTACATCTTTAATATCTTTTTCATTCTTAGAAGCATTAACTTCTTTAGTTATATCAACAGGTTTTTGACCCGGCATATCAATTATAAAACTAGGCATAGTATATACTCCTTGAGTTAAAAATGTAGGCAGTTTCTACACATGCCTAGGTGCGGGAGCAACCTCAGAAAGGATCATCTTCTTCAGGAAGATCTACCTGTGCTAGGTCACTTTGAGCAGAAGAAACATAACCGTCTTCTGCCAGCATTTGATCAGACTCAAACGTAATCATATCAATTACCATGACTGAGTTAAGCCCAACACTTGTACCCTTCTTACCTTTGAAGTCCCATTCGTATGTGTTAAATGGAACCTTAACTTTAGAACCGTTACCTATACTAACAGGCTCAGTCAACACATTACATTTAGAATCAGTAACCTTTGGTGGGTACTGAGGAGAACCCTTCAGTGTAATGAAGTCTCCCTTCTCGTCACCTTTGTTACGGGTAGCCACTCCTGCTTTCTTAAGCAAGGCTAAGGATGCTTTGTCCATGTTACCAAGATCCATCTGTAGCTTACCACTCATAGCGTTAGGCTTACGAACGTTGGCCCAATAAGCTTCTCCACGTAGTACTTCTTTCTCCATAGTATGTAGCTCCTTTAGTGTGTCTCTGACCAATTATAACCTATCTTATACTCCCCGTCAAGGGGACAAAGACAACCTACCAAGGGGCCAGCATCCCTGATAGCTTGAACCTGTATCTGTCCAAGTTCTTCTGCATGTTCTTCTTTAACCTCTGTCTGCCATTCATCATGTACCCATGCTACCATCTTCCAATCAAGATGTCTAGCCCTTTCTGTCCATAACTCAGCAGCTTTCTTCATAAGAATAACCTCACCTGATTGTAACAACACAGACAAGGTGTAGTATGACTCAGCTATAGGTATCCACCTCTTGTCAAGGCCTATAATATACCCTCGCTCAGCAAGCTTCTCGTACTTATACTTAGCTCTCTTAAGAGCAGGTGTGTTGTCAAGGAATAACTTACGTGCTTTACCCCCAGCTTGTGCTGACTCACCCATAATCTCACCTATCTTAGGTGCACCTGCACCCAACAACCACGCATATATAAAAGTTTTTGCTATGTCTCTTGTCTTAAACCCACCAGCTTTTTGATTAGCTGTATGGATATCACCATCACATACCTCAGCAATGTATGCTTTGCTGCCTGTGTAGTGGGCTAAGACCCTGAGTTGAATACCAGAGGCATCAGTACCTAGCATCTTATACCCTACAGGTACAGTGAATAAAGATCTACAATCTTTACCATAAGGTTTATCAGAAGCAGGTACTTGAGCTATGTTAGGTCCCCAATGGGACATTCTGTGTGTCTTAGCACCAATGGTGTTGACTGAGCCATGTATTCTATCTTCATTATCTGATGCATCTACCCAACTGTTAACCATAGTTATACGTCTGTCTACTAAGTCCCACTCCATAACCATCTTAGCTTTAGGGAACTTCTCAGCAGCAGCTTCAAGCACCCATTCAGTTAGCCTAGGGTTACCCTTGTCTGTGAAGACAGTAGGTTTCCACCCTGCATTAACAAGATGTTTGATAATAAACTGCTGACTATTTAAGTTAGGGTCAGGCCATGAAATAGCAGAAAAGTCTCCGCAAATAACATCAAGATCAAAACCTTTGAGACCCACTCTAGATCTCTCACCTGTTTTTGTAGTTCTTGGGTGTACCTCTCTCTTGAAGGCTGGTAAGGACACGAATGTTGACAAGAGCTCATCATCTAATTCCCTTTTTCTTTGTGTGAGGGTGGCGAGTAGAAGCTGCGCCCCCCGTTCATCAAGCAGTATACCCCCCATACGCATCTCTTCAACCATCTCAGCAATTCTATGCTCACTTCTGAACACCTGCTTAGGAGTCTTCTTAATCTTAGCCTCTGATAAGAGGGCATTATATACCATATGGTTAAGGTGCACGTCTTCAGTGCAACGGTGAAGCATTTCCGGTGAGTATTTGTCCCACTCATCATGTTCTACTTTCGGTTGTGATAGTGTGGTCCCCCAATATTCAAGACTGTGTTTAGCTCTTTGACTATCCAACAATCTAGAGACAACCAAAGTATCCACAACATTATCAAGGGGAACATTAATATCAAGAAGCCTACGAAGAACAGGCAGGTCATAACCAAGTAGATTGTGTCCCACCCATGTGCTAATATTTTCTGAGAACTTTCTAAAAAAGTGGAGACTCTCAGGTGGAAAGGTATAAACCTCATTGGTATCTATATCCTTTGCTACTATACACCATATTTTTGTAGGGTTTAAACCGTTGGCTTCTAAGTCAACTACTACCTTCATCTTCCATAACCTCCGGTTCTGTAACTTGATCCCATGTTACCTCAGACAATCTTCCTGTGCCTTGACTATATTTTAACATAGAACTAGGGCCTGTCAACCCACTAAATCTATTTTTTAATACCCTGATCAGTGTGGTATCCCTGATAGAGGTGTCTTCTGATTGACCATCACGCTCCAGACCAAGCACCATGTTACTGAGTTGACCTATAGCAGCAGTGCCTCTGAGGTCAGACAAGGATGTCTTACCACCTTCTTCATGCGCCTTGGTAGACTGACGCTTAGCATGACTGACCATGATCAGACATATGTCAAGCTCCATAGTCAGAGTCTTAAGCTTGGTAGCTAACTCATCTAATGCCTTACGCTCATCTCCACTCTGCTGGTCACTGACAAGGATAGAGATATGATCAAGAAAAATATACTTACAATCCTTAGCCTTGGCGAAGTACTTAATAGTATTGAGGATTGTACCTATCTGATTAGACCCAAAGCTATCGTAATATTCTACCCTGTCAAGGGCAAGGGTGTTGTCAAAGGCAGCTCGTAAGTCCTGTTGAGTGTACTCAGCATCTGGTAAGTGGAAAGGAATAGACGCATCAATACTCATCAACCCCTTGCCTGATGTACCGACAGTTTCTTCAAGAAACATACCACCTATATGATAGTCCGTAGTAGAAAGAATATGATGAAACAATTCACGTAGTACCTGTGTCTTACCCATGCCACTACCTGCGGTGATAGTGATCATCTCACCCAGACGCATACCATATGTCAAGCGTTGTAGTTCTTCCCAAGGATATGGTACTGAGTCAACAGCAACATCTTTAGACACAGCATCCCACATATCTTTACCACTGACAACACCATCAGGCTTGTGTACTTCAGCGTTCCACCATTGCTGGCTAAAGTCTTTGAACATCTTCTTCTGAAGGTAAGAGTTAGCATCCTTAAGCTTACGATCCATCTTCATTGTCTTAACCTTATGCCCAAACAACTCAGCTATCTGCTTAGCAGCTTCTTGTCCGGGCTTATCAGCATCAAAAGCTAACACAATATGTTGAAACGAATCGACCCATTCGAAGTTTGTTTTACAATCTTTGAGGGCAGACGATGAGGATCTAACAGAAACAACAGGATACTTACTACCCAGTAATTCATACCCGGACATAGCATCAATCTCTCCCTCTGTGATAGTGAGGTACTTTCCACCACCGTTGAACTTGACCTGTCCAAATAATTGTAAGCCTTGTGTGTCTCCTTCAGTGCTGAATTGTTTAGGTAAACGTCTGACTTTGTTACTGACCCATGTACCTGCTTGGTCAGAGTAGGGGTATAGGTGTCTATCTGCATCACTCATCACTCCATAAAATGTAGTAGTGTCTTGACTTATAGCCCTGTCAGGTATAGCAGAATAGCTTGCCTTTGATAGTGCCATGTTATGTTGCTCCTTCTTAACTTGTCGATTACTGGGTGTTCCTTCCGAAACTTTACATGAATGACAGTACCCACCATTGTCGTAGATAGCATAGGCATCACTGCTTCCACACATAGTACAAGGTAAGTGTGCTTCAACAAGTTTAGACTTAGCCATCAGGTTCTGCCTCCATACTGTACCCTACACCAAACTCTTTAGCTCTGTCAATAACTTCATGTGTCTCCATGATTTCTCTTACAACAGTGAGACATTCATGACACACCTCGAAGTCACCAAGATCTCTATTCCATTTGATAGAGTAAGGGCCTAGTGTTTTGTTACATGCTTTGCATCTCATTTTTTCCTCCCATGTAGATGGGACCATAAGATGTTGTCAAGTTTACACACATATTTACTTAGTAGTAGTAGAATTTTTCTCATAATTTTATCCTAACATAGGGGCTGGTCAGGGATCATGACAAACCTAACCAGCCCCGGCAATAGTTGGCAACAGTTACCAACCGTTTTCGTCTACCACAGCATCATAATAACCTTGGTCATATGCATTAGATTCGTCTTCATTGTAGTTATCATAGTCATCATTGACAGGGCTACTACTCAGTGTGTCAGTCTTATCACCATACTGGTGCACACCTACTACCTGATATTTACAGCACCTTCCCTTAGAATTTTCATAGTCGGTAGGTACTGACACCACATCAGAAGGGTTGATCTTAAGGATAACTATGTTCGCACCATGAAAGTGCGAGAGGTAACCTATAGAGCAGAAGTGTAGGCCACTCGAACAAGTCACATCAGGGTTATCCTCTACATCTCTACGCTTCATCTCCACAGTCTGACCTACTGAGTTGTCATACGTGTTACTGTATGAGTCTTTGAAGTCAGCCGTCACTCTCTTATAAGCAAGGAAGTACCCATCACTGGTGATAGGCAGTGAGTTATGTTCCATAAACCTATACAGATCTTTGATGCTACGGTTAGAAGGGTTGTCTAAAAGATTCTGTAAGAACGTAAGCATAGGTTGAATGTCAATACCTTCATGCATCATGTCAAGGATACGTGATGTCATTGAGTTATGAACTGAGTTACCTTCATAGTACACAACACCACCCTTGACAATGATCTTACCTTGTCCATAGTTATTGATAGCAGTAGGTAAATCACACAGCTCTTCAACACTGTACCAGTCACCTTCAATGATAGCCTCGTAAAGTTTATCCCAGTTAGTATTAGATGAGGACATGGTAACAGTACGTGACTCATCAGTAACACCAGTGAACGTAGTTTTTGTTAAGATATAATCCATAATTAGTTACTCCATTTTTCTAGTAAGGTTTCAAGATCTGGCTTCATTGCCTTCAGATCCCCGGCGTAGTGAGTGTTAAGCCCATCTCTTAAGATAGGATGCTTTGCCCACACTTTATTAACTTCTTCTCTATGTTTATCAGCATAGTCTTTGTCTATTGAGGAACTGAATAGTCTATCTATAGAGTCACTCTTTTGAATATACTTAGTATTAAGTTTAAGAAATTGTTTATAATCTTTAAGAGAACTATTTAGTACATTATATCTAAACTTAATAGTACTGTCATCATTAAAGATTGTCAAGAAGTTTCTTAAACTATTATCCATTGACCTGTAAACCATTGATAACTCTAGGAATTTATTTATCTCTGTCTTGTTGCCAAGAGTTAGCCTTGCCTTGTTACACTTTTCTTCGTAGTGTTCATCTAATGTCTTCCACACTTTAATGTTTTTGTCAAGTCTATTATGAAAGGTTCCCGGTATACCATAGACCTCTGTTGTATCACCTAGTGTTTCTCTTAAGAAGTCTACCTTTCTTTGAATATCATTAGGGTTTTGTTCAGATGGGTAGCCTCTTAGTAGCTTAACATACACGCCACCCAGAGACATATCATGTTCAACATCTGTATAGTTATAGTAATAGTTTTTTACATATCTCTTTATAGTTGCTTTTGTAACTACTCTTGTACCCTGCTTTATAGTCTCTGGTACAGTCAAGGTAGCTATGTCAGTGTAGGGCGGGTTACCTAAGTAGTTCAACAGCTTGTTAAACGAGTGCTTAGACCCTTCTAATAGTATTACATGAGCTGGTGTACCATCAAGGTGAGCATGTATGGTAGAGGGTAGTTTATATTTCTTGTTAATAGTATTAAAAAAGTATAGCTTTCTATGCTTCAAAGTTTCTACACGCCAGAAATCATAGTTAGATACATCTCTAAAGTTTAGTTTTGTTTCTTGGTTAGCTGATTGAGGTACTTCTCTTATTGACCCATCCCATATACCATTGAATGAATCAGGAGTCATGTCTATTCTCAGACTATGAATAGGCTTACCGTTAAAAGTTAAAGAGTCTAGTATAATATTTTTTAATAGGCGATTGTACGCAAAGATACTTGACATTTCAGATGCTTTGATAGACGCATCCCATAAAGATTCACAGTCTTTTATAGTCTCTTGTGCATTAGCAACCACCTTAGAACTTAGTTGTTTCAGTCTGTTATCTATATTTTTTATAGTAAAATCTGAATAGCTTAGGCTCTCACGATTAGCTGCTACTTCAAGCTCACCTATATCAAACCATAAGTTTATATTCGCTACCCTTAACAGTTCTAAGTGCTCTTGTTTTATACCTATTAGTTTAGTGTGATCAATAGGGTAACAGACCTGACCTTGTATAGCCATAGCACGGCTACTAGGACGGCCATACCCAGAGTATCCAGCTGTCTCAAATATTTCCCATCCTTCAGCAACACTACCCATAGTAGTGGTCTTGTTTTCAGGGTACTCAATAACAGTGTTACACTTAGGACGTGGCACATAGTACTCGAACAGTACAGTGGCTTTGTCTATAAACTCTTTTACATCTCCTCTCTCAACAGGTATAGTAACAGTCAGCCCATTACAATCAGTGGTATCTGTAGTGTTAAGGTGTGCTATCTGAGGCTCACCTTTCTCATCTACATAACAACTGAACAGGTGACGCTTGCCTTCCCATCTACCTTCAACAGTGTACTGGTCAGCGTATGCGAAGCCAGCCTTACTACCAAGGCCAAGGCCACCAATCATATCGTTACTCTCATTCTTAAGAGATGCACCATATGTGGTGTATAGCTTCATGATATCATCAAAGCATAGACCTATGCCCTCATCTCTGACATGGAAGTGAGGCTCAAGTTGTGTTGGAAGATGTACCTCATAAGGCACATGCTCCTTACCCGCTGCTGTATGAGCATCTCTTGCATTACAAGTCAGCTCTCTGATAACAGCACTGACCTTATCAGAGTACATACCATCGCTCAGAACCCTGAACATGTGGGATGATGCACTGATTTGAAAAGCGTTGGTACTTTTAAGTACTGAAGAACGAACAAACCTGTCCTCATTTCTTATCTTCATAATATCTCTCCTCTTTTATGTGGTTGCTAAGGTCACTAAGATAGTCTTCCATCCTGCTTTTTGCCTCAACATATATGTCATGATCATCTTTGTATTCACCTTCACTTATTACCTGTTCATTAAAGTCCATCCATAGTTGCTTCATCTTACCCATTATACTACACCTATCAATAAGTTTATAAGATTTAAAATTTCTAAGACACCCATCATGCTCTCCTATTTGTAATTCTTTCTTGAACAATTTCAAGTATAGATTGCCATACCTGTTCTTTTAACTCACCATCTGTATCTACGCCAAGCTCATACTCTGCATAGGCAATAGCCTCATCAACAAAAGATGATAGCTCATCTTCTACATAAGTATATGTAAGATCATCAAGTGTTTCCCAGTCAATTTCTTTATCCATTTCTTTAATCCTTTCTAGCAAGGGACAGATGTTACTACAGTACCAACGTTCCCGTTATTGTCAACTCTTTTAAAGAGTACATAGTCACCTGCCTTCAGGTCTATGAAGCCCATGAAGGCACGTTCACCTGTCTTCACTGGACTTTGTACAACCCTATTGCATCCGACATACTCATACGCTTCCTCTCCTTGAGTGTATATACCTTTCCCACATGCAGTGAGTGACACTAGTGAGGCAACAACTAATAGTTTCTTTAACATTTATAGTCTCCTATATCTATGAATTAATAGTATGTCTCTATTTAAAGACACACTCTTGTACTTAAGTATACTTAACAAGTACTTAAACATAACTTATAACTCTCCAGTTATGCTCATCACACAAGAACATGACAGGTATTACCATGCATGTATGTTTGCTAGTTGCATGTATATATGTACCATTAGTCTGCTTCAGACATATGTCACAAGTATCCAAGCCCCTATAGTTTGCATGAGCAGGGTCTTTTACCTCATCACCTGACAACCAATGGTACATCGAGTCGTTTACTGACATAGTCATGTTACTTAACCTTTGATATTAAATTGTTTTCCATAGTTACTGTAGCAAAGAACTCTCGTCCAGATAAGCCAGTAATGTATGGTCTATGTGCTACTACAAAGCTTCCTGTTTCTTTATACTCTAAACCAAACATAGATGTTTCTTCATAGCATAAAGGTTTACCTATACTTTCTTTTAGTTCTTTCTTAGATTTATATCCTGTTACTAACATAGTCATTACTTAACTCCTTTTATATATTTATATTGACATGAAGCATAAACAGCACCATCACCTGCAAGTATCTGCTTAGATAAAAGATCACAGTACTCCATACTATCAGTATAGAACTCGACAATTTCTGGAGGTTGTCCCGCTGTACCCAGCCACACAACAGTCAGTAGTACGTTAAGCATCACATGTCTCCCTCATATATAACAAAGATTGTAAGTACCCTTCTTGAAAGTCATTACTAGGCAGGTCTTGATTAAAAGATTGGATAGCTCTATCAACTTCAAAGCCTTCTTGTTTACTATCTACGATAGCACATTCCCACCCTTTGGTTGTACTCTCAATAGCGTCTTTAATAAATGTTTCCATTACCTATCTCCCCAACGTTTACAATGATGCGCATCAGCATCGTGCTTCTCATACTTTATATAAGATACATTGTCTACCCTTGGACCTATATAACTAGACCAATTATACTCAAAGAACAAGTCAACACCTTGCTCCCATGCATCAGTGAACACAACCCTACCATTACACATAGATACCCGATACCAGTCGGCAACCTTTGTGATAGTGCCTACCCTTTGATAGTTGTGAAGCACTCGCCATCGCCTATCATTGTCACGTTTTACTGCTAACATTACACTAGCTCCAGTCAATAGTAAGGGAATCACGTTCTCTACCAAAATTATCCATTGTAGTTCTCGCGTCAAGAGTAAAAGCATTAACTTGGTAGCTCCAACCATCTATACCGTTAGCTTTACGTTTAAGAAAGCTACCACATAGGCTCCATGAATAGCCACGTTCAATTAAAAAACTAATCTTATCACTGTGTGACATAATCTTTACCTTTCCAGTACTTTAAAGTATTTGATATGATGTATAATTAAGACGCACTAAAGCCCTGCATACTTCTATGCAGGACTGTAGCGTCTGGGGTAGTGGTTGTTTAGGCTGCTTTTAATAGCTCGTTTTCTAGTTCATTAGCAAGGTTTTCTAGAGCACTTTGATATACCTCAGTAGTCATTTTATTATCAGACTTCTTAAGAGCTTTAAGGATTCTGGATTGTGCAAGCTTAACATCATTATATAAATCAACTGGCTTGCTTCTTTCGACCATCTCTTTATATGAACCATAGTCTTTTAGACTACCATCAAGGTGATTAAAACCATTCTTTAATGCAGTCATAACGTTTTTGAATGACTGGTGGGCTTCTTTACCTAAAACAGGGACCATACTGTCTGTATTTTCATTATAATACTGATAAGCCAGACCATTTGCGGCGCATAATTCACGCTTGAACTTATGAAAGTTAACACCTTGTTCTTCTGCTTCCTGTGCAGATTCTAACAAAGTATCTTGAAAGGATACAAAGTCTGCTTTTAGCTTTTCAATCTTGTTAGTGCCATTTTCTAGGCTCTTTAGTGCTTCGTTGGCAGTTTTTAAATAGTCAGTCATGATATTATCCCAATACTTTAAAGT